TATAGATGAATTGGTTGATGAAACATGTTTAACTTCCCAATACCACTTACCATTAGCAGGAGCAATACCACCTGCCGCTCCTTGTGTGCCGTCTCCCGCAGGAAGAACTACTTTACAATTTCCCTCACTAAAAGTAGGAGACCCTTGTTTGTAAAGAGGATTTAAAGTACAAAAATTATTTTGGCAAGTATCTTCTGTTATATCTGTAGCTGCAAGATTAGTTACTGCAAAATGATTATCTTGACCTGATGTATCAGCACCTATACCACTAGAGTTTTGACTTGTTCCTGTTTGTTTAAACTGTAAAAAGAAACCATTAGTGCCGTAGCTTCCTGTGTACCTTTTTGGAATCCAAACTCCGTTATCATCAAACTCTCCAAAAGATGTGGGTGTAAGTTGTGAGCCATCTACAAAATTAACTTCTGTAATATATCCATCTAAAGCATAATCATTACCAACACCTGCTGTTGGAGTAGCTACATAATGAGGTTCATTAGCTGCGTTTATATCTGTAACAAAGTTTTGAGGCGGATAGACTGGACTTTGAAAATCAGTTAGTTGAACTCCATTAACATATATTTTTACTCTATTTGTATCTGTTCCTTGTGTTGTGTCTACTGCCCAAACAATGTGATACCAAGCTGAAACATCTCTAAATTTTGCAGATGTATTTAAATTACTTTCTAAACTGTTTCCATCATCTAAGTATGCCTGTATTGTTTCATCATCTGTAAATCTTATATAACTAGCATTATTATTTTCAGCATTATCTGCACCAAAAAAAACCTGTCTTGTTCCAAAATCAGACCCTCTTTTTACCCAACCGCTCCAAGTAAAAGTTTCCTCTGTTCCTGCACTACTAAATGTTTTTGTTAAAACAGGTGAATCCCCTTGATTAAGTCTAAGAGAGTTACTTATTTCAAATAGCTCTAGAACTTCACCTGAAGGTCCAGGTATTGTAACTCCCATGTTACACTACCTCGTCTGGAAACTCACCTAAAGGTCTTGTTGTAATATTACCATCACTATCTGTTTCATAAGTTAATAAAGTGATTAATGCATCTACATCTGAACATCCATCTATAGATGTTTCCATCGCATTGACCTTTGTTCTAACTGCGGCTCTATAAGTTGCAATATTACTAGGTACAGAATAGCTACCAACATCTGCAGCTTTGATAACATACCAATCTGTGTTAGCTAGTAGTCCTGCAGCTTCTGTATTAAATTTATTTTTGTATAAAGTTTTTAAACCTTTTACTTTAACATCCCCTACAGATTTACCTTCAGGTATTAATCCGTTTGTATTATCTTGTGAAGTATATAAAGAATCTGCAATAGCTTTAGCAGTCGCTGTTCCATAACTACCTGTTACCCTACCGCTACCAAACGCATAAGTAATATTTGTATTAATATAAAATGTTTCATCTTTTCTATTTGTTTCATCTATTTCTACAGTATAGATTCCAATAGCATTTCTCTCTGCCTCAGTCCATAAACTATAAATAGTTTTAGGATATTGATTATCTCCTATTGTAATTCCTTTGTTTCCTTTGGGGAATTGTGTAATTGTTCCTGATTCTACTAATGCAAACATATATACTCCTATGATAAGGATAGGTTAAGACTTCTACCTACCTCTATAAATTTTGCTCCGTTATATCTAAATACAAAATGGTCTCCTTTATTTGCAGTTCCAGTTAGTGTTGGTGCTGTATCTCCTACAAACTCATATGCTGCATTGAAGGTAACTGTCCTTGAACCTGTACCATCTTGTATAATTAATAAAGATACAAACTGTCCTGTTTGTGGATTTGTTCCTGCTGCTAATGTTCTATTACCTGCTAGTGTTACTTTAGCTACAGGTTGTGTTGATACATTCCAAGCTATTGTGGAGGCATCTGTTAGTGTAGCCTCTGGGTTATAAGCCCCTCTTTCAAACTTTGTGTTAGCAGTAGAAAATACCATAAGGTCACTACCACCTAATTTAAAATCTATTTGGTCATCTGTATCTGCATGAAAACTTGTGTCACCATCTAAGTCTAATATTAACTCTTCACCATTTAAATCTCTGTTCATGGGTCCGCCAACTGCACCAGATATTTCTACGATAAAGATTGAATCTCCACTAGCAGGTGCTGTGGTAAAACTAATCTGTGTGCCACCTGTAGCTAGTGTATAGTCTGTTCCCGGTCTTTGAATAACACCATTCTTCGATACTAATAATTGTGCAGGTGAACCTACTTGTGTACCTAGATTAAAAGCAGTAGTAGAACTATTAAAAGTTCCAGTAAAACCTAAATCTGTAAATGTACCATTTTTAATTGATTGTCCTATGTATGCCATATTATTCTCCTGAGTCCGTTATTGTATTACCTGCAGCTACCCATTTCAGTATCTCTTGATAGTGTCTGTTTTCTTCTGAATGTGGAACTGACCATTCTGTTCCATCTTGTAAAATTACTTTGTAACTAAAACTTTCACCTTGATATATTTTTTCTACTGTACTAATCATTTATAACTCCGAATCCAATATTACATGAGCATCATCATCATTACTTTGTTCAAAAAATACTCCTTGACCAGTTGTTAAACTGCTTGTGGTACATCTTATTGTAAAGCTAGTTGAGCCTGATGTATCTGAATCTATAGCGACACCTGAAACACTAGATGCTCCACCAGCTTTGTGTATTCTTAAACTTCCACTACTTGTTATACTTGGAACTGTTCTCATTTCTACTGAATAAGGATTTATAGAACACATAGCCAAAGATGCACTGTCTGCAAAACCAGATGCTATTACTTTATAATCTCCACCAGAACTTGTTTGTGGATTTTTTTGACAATATCTTTGACATTTTTCTAAATTATTCGCATAACTCTCAAAAGGAAAACTAGGTATTGTGTTAGTGTCAAATGTTCCCACCTCTAATTGAACTCCTGTTAATGCCCAGTCATTATCAGTGCTTCCTGCTAAATCAAAATTTGTTACATTTCTATCTGCGTTAGAGTTTGCTTCCCATGCTGTAGGTACAGCACCACCAGAAAAATTTGAACCACCATCTAAAAACCATTCTATAGTTAAACTTACACCATTATCATTATCAAATGCTCCAGTAGTATCAGCAGGAAAATTAATTATTTTCTTTTCCCATGTATCGGCAGCATCAATGTTATATGTACCACCTACTTGTCTTGAATTATCACCATCTCTTAAATTTACTTGCAAATTACTTCCTGTTTTACTTGCCTTCACCCAAAATGCTAAAGTAAAAGGTTTTGCATTAGCAGTGCCTTTCAAAAATTGTTGAAGATTTTGTCCTTCTATTCTTTGCTCTATTGTGGTTTGTTCTCCTGCACTACCTGCTGATGCTTCCGCAGTCGTGGTGTCTAATCTTAGTGCTTTTTTAAAACCATTTAAGTATGCGTTGCCACTTGTTAAAGACTCTTGAATTACAGTGTATGTGCCTGTTTCACACACAGTTTTAAATCTATCTACTGTTGTATAAGAAACTGCATTATGACTAGTTACTGAGGTCGCTCTTTGAGCAACTTGCATATCTCCATTAATAATTATAGGAGTTACGATTCTATTTCTATCTAATCCTGCATCTGTTACTTTTGTAATACTCATCTATCCTCCTATGGTTTAGTAGGCCAAGTTGCGTTCTCGCACTTCTCTACTGTATCTTTTCCTGCAGGTAAATCTCTTAGTGCTTGACGATACGTTGTCATATCACTACTAAGAGTGCTATCTGATAAAGCTAGATAGTCTGTCTCTGCTAATAATCTGTTTCTTTTTTCTCTAAGGTTAGCTATAGCAATATCAAATTCTACTGCTGTAAATTGTGCCTGTATATCTGATACACTAATAGGAGTTGTTCCATTATACCAAGTGATTTGATTTATATCATCTGCATTAACAGAAAATTCTGCGTTAGGATTTATTTTTAGTATTGCTTGTTCTATCATTATGCTAGTATCTCCGTTAATGTAATTACATTAATTGTTCTTGCGTGTTGTGAGTTATCACCATCAGTAGCACCTCTACCAAAGTAAGTAGTTCCACCACCAACAGCAGCAGTTTGTACTTTATACGTTACCTCCGAACTGGAACTGGGCGAGTCTAAGAAAGTTGTATTCGAAGGCATTTGTACAGTAACATTTATATATGCAGATGAAGTAAAACTTCTTGACCTATTACTAGAGGCATCACCTAAAGCAATTTGTGTTGAGCCTCTAAACAATGCTGTCGTATTATTATCACTTGCACCAATATTAAGGTTTAAAGTTACTAAAATTTTACTACTAGTTGCACTTGGAGTTATGGATGCAGTTAATCCTGTAACATCAACCAAAGAAGAAGAGGTAGTTGAAAATACATCTGTCTTAACAGTTTGGATTACTTGACCAACCTTACCACCACCTGCACCAGTTATTGTTCCTGTAAAGGCATAGTCATCTGCAAGATTAATGCTTTCTGATTGTATTTTACTAAGTGCCATGTTTACCCCTTGCTATTTGCATCCTTGACAGCCTTGATATGTGTGTACCAAGAACCTGTCTTATCTAATTTACCATCATCAATATCGTGGTATAGTTTATCTAATTGTTCTTCCCACGATAAGTATTTTGTTTTTCTTTTATCTAAAACACCTGATAAAGTTTCTGCAGTGTTACCTGCTGTTTCATAAGATGCTATCTGTGAATCTGTTGGTTTAGAAAAACTATATGTCCATGTTTTAATATAATCGCCATTACCATCGCCATCATTTTGTAAAGATACTTTTGTGTCATCCCAAGTTGCAGAATTTGCCTCTATATATAATTTTGTTTTTGTCGCTAGTGTTGCCATATTACGCTCCTATTATCTTAAATCCACCAAAAAATGCTTCAGCAGTTCCTGCTAACAAAGTTCTTGTTCCACCTTGATTATGGTACGCTGTAATAAATACATATTCATCATCAGATAAATCAGCAATCGTATATACAGAGAATGAATCACCTGAACCTGCACTATTTCCTCTTGAAAATTTAGCTATTGCATTTTCAGCACTAGTTCTAATTTCTAATTCAAATTGATATACATTTGTATCATCTGGTCTTACATTAGCAAAAATTACATATTTACCTGCAACTCCCGGTGTAAATCTACCATTAGAAGTATTGTATGTACCATCAGAGTCAAATGTTTCTGAATCAAAACTTAATGTTGTTAAAGTAGTGTTTGCTACATTTTGAGTAGAACTATGAAATGCTCTAAATGCAGGTGTCATTGTTTGACCTTTGATTAATGAATAATCAATTCTTTTTATTGTACCTGCATCTGAAACTAAAAACTCATCTGTGTCTGCGGGTTCTGCAGCTAAAGCAGTTTGTCCTGATATAATATTATCGTTTAAATGTTCACTCTCTACTGCATCATCAGCTATCTTTGCTTCTGTAACTGCATCTGCTCCTAACTTAGCAGTAGTAATAGCACCATCTAAAACTTCAATAGTTCCTACTGCTTTTGCTTGATGTATTACATAAATATTATTTGTACCACTAGCAGGTGCGGCAGCAAATGTTAATGTAGTACCTGATAAACTATAGGCGGAGTTTGGGTCTTGACGGACATTTTCTACAAAGACTTCTATGTCGAATACTGAACTCGGTGCAACGTCTAATGTAAATGCAGTTGTACTGCCATTACCACTAAATCGTTTACCTTGTAAAGACTGAAACTGATTGGTTGTATCTATAGGTGTACCAACGTATGCCATTCTAGGTTATCTCCATTACTGATAAAATTATGTCTGCTGCTGCTGAAGATGTTAGCGAAAGAGCATCTGTTGTTTCCATAACAACTTTATTTCCTGCCAACAACTCAAGTGTACCACCAACAGGAACGGGTGCATTGGTTACTAACTCAACTGTTTGGTTAGCCTCATTGTTTGCTCCTGCTCTATTGGAAGTATCTGAAGCCAAACTAACTGTTACAGTAATTTGACTAGTTGTTGTGTTACCTATCATAATACCAAGAAGCACTGTTGTTGTACTACTTGCTACTGTGTAAATAACATCAGCACTGGTTACTCCTGCTTTAGTTATTGTTTTAAACGTATTTGCCATCTATCCTCCTATTATCCTAATGCGATTGCCAAGGCTGTTGGGTCTTCTTGAGAAAATCCTTGTGCCGTCATTAAAGTTACTACTCTTGATAATGCGGCTTTTTTATTTGTACCACCTGCACCATCGTCTACTATAATTAAATCAGATGTTGTTAAATCTGCTCCAATATCTGTACCACCATCAATCTCTAATGCTGTTAATGCTACTTTACCTGCTGTTGATATTGTAGCTAATTTTGTATCTGCTATTGCTGCACCTGAAGCAACACTTGCATTAACAACTGCATTTGCTGCTAATTGGTCTGCACCTACAGCATCATCTGCTATCATTGCTTGTTCTACTGCATCATTAGCAATAGTTACTGCACCACTAGAAGCAATAGTTACATCTCCTGATACTGCTACTTCTTCATAAGAAGTTCCATCACCTACTAAAATTTTACCAGAAGTAACGTCAGGCATTTTTAATAATGCACCTACTGTCACATCATTATTAAACGTTGCAGCACCTGCAGCACTACCATCTATTGTTAAGAATGTAGTATCAACACCGCCATCAGTTCCTTTTAAGATAATATCTGTATCATTACCTTGTGCATCAATAGTAATATTACCTGCACTCGTTGCTAGAGTTGAGGCAGCATCACCTGCAGAAATATCATCTAAGGCAACGGCAGCACTTGTGTAAGCATTAATCTGAGATGCATTGACATACTTTGTTGTGCCACCATCATCTATTAAAAACTTATCTGAATCTGCAATCGTAATACTTGTGCCATCTGTAGCACCATCTATTTGTACCGCAGCACCTGAAACTTTATCGGCTGTAGATATTGTTGCTAGTTTACTATCGGCAATAGCTGCACTTGCATTAATATCTGCATTAACAATAACTCCTGAACCAATAGCTGCAGTACCACTTGAAATAGTTATGTCACCAGAAATACCACTTTCAATATAATTAGCAACTCTAGACATAGCTGCTTTTCTATTTGTACCACCTGCACCATCATCAACAACAATTAAGTCTGCATCTACTAACGCAGCACCAATGTCTGTACCTCCATCTATTTCTAAAGAAGATAGGGCTACCTTACCTGCAGTGCTAATTGTATTTAATTTTGTATCAGCAATACTTCCTGCCAACATAGAGTTTTCTACAGCACTAGAAGCAATAGTTACTGCTCCATTAGATGCAATAGAAACATCACCCGAAACTGCTACAGGATTAAAGTTAGTACCATCAGCAACCATAATATGACCACTAGTGTTAGTACCTAAAGTAATATCATCACCTGATACTGTTAGGTCTCCTGCAATCGTTACATTTTGACTAGCATCTATTGTTAAAGCAGAAGTACCACCTGTGGCCATTGTTATAACATCTGAACCACTAAAGGTAATAGATGTATTAGAATCTGCATCACCTGCAATACTGTCTAATTGAATACTTCCTACATTTGTAATAGCAGATTCACTAAAATCTAAAGTTCCTGTAACATCAAAGTTTCCGTCTACTGTTAAGTTACCTTCAATAGTTGTGTTAGCACCACTTAATGTAATAGCTGCAGTGGGTGTTGAGCCTGATTTAATTACTAACTCACCGCTAGAATTTGTTAAGCTACCAAAAGTTGTACCCCCATCTTTAAGTGTAATATCTGCACCATCAGCATCTAAAATAATATCTCCACTAGAATCTAAAGTAATTGTACTACCATCACTGGTAATACTATCTAGTGCTAAACTTCCAACGTTTGTTATACTAGCATCACTAAAATCTAATGCACCGCCTACTGTTAATGTTCCTGATATATCTACATTACCATTAATATCAACTGTAGTAGCTGCTATCTGTATTTCTGTATCTGCTACTAAATCTAATTGTCCGTCTGCAGAAGAATTAATATATATTGCAGTATCCCTAAACTGTAATTTTTCTGTACTAGCGACTAAGATATCATCTGAAAACTCAAAGTAGTCTTCGTCTTCCATCCATTTTAATACACCATCACTAGTCTCACCATCAAAGGTGATTGTAATATCTGTTCCTGCAGTAGCTGCTCCGAATGTTAAAGTGTTACCTAATAACTTAGTTATTGGTCCACCTTCATTGGCAGTTCCATCATGGGTGTGTCCTGTACTAGCAGCAAACGCCGCTAATAGTTGGTCAAACTCTGCATTAAAATGAGATGCTTCGATAGTAGCACCATCAACGATTGTTGCGGAACTCTGTCTAGTATAAGTTGCTCCCATATGTTATCTTCTTCCTCCTGCTATAAATTCCATTTCAAAACCTTTTAAGGCTACTGGACTGTTGCTTGTTGCATCTAATATTTTTGCTGCAACTGTAAAACCACTTCCTTCAACGGGTTGTCTAATTAAGTTAGAACCTGTAGAACCATATACGGCTGTTCCAAAAACAGATTCTGCTAAACCATACTGTGCTATATTACCTGTTTGAGATAATGTATAGGGTTCTGGTTGTGGTACTTCATCATCACTAAAATCATACTCTAATAAAAAGCTAGATGATAATGCACCTGTTGGGTCGATATTCCAAATTACTTTTTGAAAACTTTTTCTAATTCCGGGGTCTCCCATAGTCATATCAGGCGACCTATAGATACCACTTATATTTACTGTTGTAGCTGCTTGTGTAAAAACATTTCCTGATTCTTGTTTGTATACATAACCATCATAACCACCAGATATTATTGTTTCTGTTCCTGATATAAATGCTGAGTCAGTGCTAGAAACTTTTAAACCTTTTACATCACCATACTCAAAACCTAATTGACCTGTATTAGGATTAGCTTTAATAACAGATAATAATCCTCTAGATGAATCTTCCGCTTGTGTATCGGATGTAGGAAAAAATAATCTGTATTGTGATTTATTTCTAATAACTACTGAGTTAATATTATGTGTAGTTATTTCATTAATTCTTTTTTGTATTTGTTTTGATACAGTACCTAATTCTATATCATCAATTCTATCTGTACCTGCAATAGTTCTTAAACCATCGGGTGCTAGAAATACAACATCACCTGCAAGTTCTTGAATACTTCTACCATCTACACATCCAATGTTTCTAGTAACAGGCTGTATTGCAAAATCAGAAGAACTACTTCCTGTTAGTTTAAATATTTTATCTTGGCCAAATATAAATAAAGTATCACGGAAAGCTTTTAGTCCTACAATTTCTGTATCAACTTTAATGGTTCCACCACCATTATTAGTTGTAAAATCATTAGTAAGGTTTGGCCCCATAAAACTAATCTGTTGTTTATTATTAGCATCGCCTGAAAAAAATATATGATTCTTAAATACTTCTACAAACTTAAAGTTAGCTGTCCCTGTTGCATTAACGACAGATGTACTAAAAGAACTATTTAATATTTGTGGATTAGATGTTGCTGTAGTAATAACAATTTTATCTGTACCATCAAAGTTAAATAATCTATGTTCATAATTTTGTGTGGGTGTTCCTAAACTTGTAATAGTAGATGTCCAACTACCACTACCTGCACTTGCTCTATGTATACTACCACCTCTACCTGCTAAAACTACATTATTAAAGATTGCAGTAAATACTACTCTTTCTGTAGATGCAGATACTTGAGGGCATATATTAGAATTAAACTTTGTAGTTCCTAATATTTTTTTATATCCACCTTCAATATCGGGTTCAAAGTTTTGTAGTTGTAATGCCTCTCCCGGAGACATAGAGAACACATCTTTGTTTAAGATTAATCCTCCACCTAAACTAACTACTGAAGGTTGTGTTGCTACCATACTATGTTACAGTTAATACTGAAGTGTTACTTGTTGTTCTATTAGAAGTATTAAGATTAACTCTAGTATCTTTCATATATTCAATATGATTTAACATTTCTATTCTAATTCTTTTAACTCCTTCTTCGTATTCTGCATTAGATATATTAGCCATAGGTACATCATTTTTTAATTTATATAAGTAATACTTTGCTCTATTAACTATTACATCTGCATAGATATCTGGTAAATCCATTGTATCACTATGTGCTGATAACTCTGTATGTGTTTTATAATATTCATAAAATACTGTGTAATCATCAAACTTAGGTATCGGTGATAATCCAAAACTTTTATGGTCAGGTGTTCTATACACAAATAAAGGTCTACCATATTGAGAATCATTAGCTGCTACATCTTTTCTAAATGCACCTTGTAAGAAACCATCATATGTCATTGGTTTTAATTTAACTGCTTCTTCTTGTCTTTTAACTCTTACATAATCTACATCCATATTAGTAGCTGTACTTGGATTGTTTAATGTTATAAAAGTTGTAGCTGCGGTTGCTGTAAATGTTGTTGATAGTATTTCACCATTACCAAAATCTGTAACTGTAATTGTACTATTTAAATTTTGTGTTCCCTCTGCTGCAGTACCTACTTGGACTTTAAATGCTTGTCCTGTAGAATTTGTATCATACGCTCTAACGGATATATTATAAACTTCTCCTACAATAGTTGATATAGATTGATGTGCTGCAAAATCATTTAAGCGTAATCTACCATTGCCTGTAGAATTATAAGCTGCACTACCTGAACCTGCTATTGTAGTCCAACTACTTATATCAGATGTAAATTCACCATTGGTAATTAAATTAGTAGGTGCTATTCTAAAAGAATCAAAGTTTGCTTTTCTAAATGCTGCAGGAAAATCATACTCTTGTTGTCCTGTAATAGCTACTTGAGTTCCGTCTGTGTGCAACCAAGGCCATTCAACTTCAGCCATATATAAATCATTAATAGCTTTATTAATAAAATTTTTAGCAGAAGTTTGTACACCTCTACTTGAACTAAAGTTAGAACTTGTTAGTTCCACTTCATTCAATTCATTTAGTACAAAGTTAGTTAATTCTAAATATGTCCTTGTTGTTGCCATTTGCTATCCTGTTTTTGTTGGTTAATTGCATCTATTTCTTCTGCTGTCATACAAATCATCATGCTAGAGTGTATGGTCTCTACTGGAAATTGTCTTTCTATTGATTGTTTTAATTCTGGTTTTTTAGATTTTAAAAATAAATCACAAGTTTCTACTTCTGTAAATTCTACAAATCTATATGTAAAAAGTTTTGGAGATACTTCTCCATGTAATAATATAACTAATACTATAAAAAATTTCATGTTTAAAGGAGGGGTATAAACCCCCCCTAGTTATTTGCTATTATGCAAATGTTACTTTTTGTGCTTCGGAATCACCCTCACCATCGAAATCAGCAAGTACACAGAATACTCTGACTTTTGCGTCAATAGCACCTGTTGCTACTACTAAATCAATAGTGTCGGCAGCGGCATAGACTCTATATCCAATAGATGTTGTACCCATTGAACTGTCTCCTGCTCTTGCTCTAGTTACTTCCATACCTGCGGTTGCAGTTGAAGCAGATACAAAAGCATCTACGTCTGCACCATCGCCAAGTGATAGAGTTCCTGAATTACCCGCACCATCTGCAGTTAAAACATCAAGACCTGCATACAAACATAAAGTGTTTGCAGGTACTTCTATTACTTGTACAACGTCACCGGCTGCATTTGTAAACTGAGAAAAGTCTACTACTTGTGACACACATCTGACTGCCTTACCTACTGGTAATGCTGCAGGAGATGATGTGTTACCTGTTACTGTTAAAGTTGCCATTTAATCATTACCTCCTATTAGTCTATTTTGATATGTGAAAGAACGAGAGCATTGTCTCTTAGTACTTTTCTTCCAAATACATGAAGACCTCTAACTACATCAGAAAAAGTTTCAGGATGTCTGATAACTTCAATCTTTGCGATATGGTTAGCTGTCGCTGTAGATGACATATGACCACCTAATACTTTGAAGAAGTTCGAAGTTGAACTTGCTGCGAAGTTGTTTGTCATATATACGTCCATGTTCATAATCTTACCGGCAATAACTTTACCATTTCTTAATGGTGTAGCACTACCTGTAGTATCACTCATTAGTTTGCTAGATGCTTGACCTAATTGTTCTACAAATTCTGGACCTGCTAAGAACCATCTGTTCTCTTCTGGTACATCAGATGCATTTAACAATCTATTTACTTTAGAGATTGTGTCAACTGGGTCAATTTCGCCTGAACCAAAACCAACATCTTGGTCTTCTCCAGAGCCTGAGTCTGCTCCTAGTAAGTGGTCAGGTGAAGCTGAACTTACACCTGCTACCATTGCTGCGATTACGTTTTTGTCATAAGCGTTCTTAAGTGCATAAGCACCAGAAGAAGTTGCAACACTTTCAAAGTTAACATGAGAATGTCTTTCCTCAATGTCATCAACTTTAAATGAAAATGCGTTTGCTTGGTCGACAGTCAATTGGATTTGGTCATCAGTGATGTCTTGTGCATCAACAACCGCTCCTCTTGAGTACGCACTAACAGTAATAGTAGGTTCTTTTATGATGTTTACTGTGTCTCCATAAGCTTCAATCTCACCTGCATAGTCAGTGTTAGTAATTGCTTCTACTACTGATGCGGTACGAAAGAACTTTTGGACTTTTTGGGAATAGATAATCGGGCTAAAGTTTCCGTTAGCTAGATTATTATTACCTGATACTTTATCAAAAGCCATCTTTTTTCTCCTATTATTTATTAGTTATTTTAAAATTGATATGAGTTAACTGTTTATACTATGCGACCTTCTCTATGAGCCTTATCAATATCGGCTTCAAACTTAGAGTACTCTTCAGGTTTCATCTTTTTAATACTAGCCCAAGTCCATTGTTTTTTTTCAGTCGGTGTTTCTGATGCTTTAGTTTTAGAAACTGCTTTTGCTGCTTCTTTCTTTGCATCATAATTTACCTTCTTACTAGAAAGTCCTCTGTCGTACTTGTACAAATCTATTGCACGAGCAGCAGCATTTGGATTGTCTGTATTATCATAAAGCCATGATTGTACTGTATTGTCCTGTACAGAAGCCCAGTCATGAAAATCTCCGCTTTCACGAATCTCTTTAAAATCTGGATGCTTCTTTGCAAGGTCTACTTCTGCTCTATCTCTAGCAAGTCTGGTTTGTTGTTTTTTAATATCTAACAACTGTTCTTCCATTTCTTGTTTAGATTTTATAGTAGCTTCTGTAGTTAATTGCATAACAGAATCATACATATCAGGATAGTCTTTACGCCATTCTTCTAATTCTTCTTTAGATTTAAAGCTTGGTTTAGAGGCTACCGCTTCTTTTTCTTTCTTAAGTTTGAGAACTTCATCTTTATGGTTCGAGATTGTCTCATCGTAATGCCTTTTTAAGTCGTCATATCGCTTCTTAAATACGGCATCTTCTACTCCTACAGGGCGGTCTTCTTTAGGTTTCTCCTCGTCAGTTTCTTCCTTAGATTCCTCGGTAGCTGTTGTTTCGACTTCCTTGTCCATTAAGTTCCTACTCGGATGCTTATATGGAGTCGGAGTTGCGACATCTTCTGTTGCTTCGGAATTTTC